CAGTATTAGTTGAAGTTGGTGTATAGGTATTAAAATCTTCTTGATTTGAAAATCTTATAAACATTGGATCCTGTGTCGTTGAATCACCAAGAGTGGTTTCAGTTCCAAAATGAAATACGTGTCTATCTCTATCAGATACTTGAGTTAATCTTGTTTTAGTAGGAGCACCGGACATGACAGTGGCTCTATTTGATCTAGGACTTGCTGCACCTGCATTCCATGTAAATGTTTTACCATTGTGAATAGTTGCAATTAATATTTGACCAAAATTATCTAGTGACCACATACCCGGATCTAAGATCACACCACTAGTTGTACTAGCAGTTCCCCATGTGCTTGATCCCCATGTAGATGTTCCCCAACCTAATCCAGCAGTTTGAAATGTAGGACCGACTACTTCATAAGGATTTATTTGTGCGGATCCTGTACCTGATGTGCTTCCAGCCGAATTAGAAGGCATTGTTATTTGAAATGTATTGTTTGTTTTATTTAGAACTTCAAAAGTATTATTTTCAAAATCAGATGTTGCATAGCCTGAACCTGTTGGAACTGTAACTGATGAAAATGTTACATATCTTCCGTTTAATAATCCATGTGATGTTTTGTTAACAGTAACTGTAGCAGAACCTGTTGATGCATCAAAGGTAGCTCCAGTTATAACATCGTCATCTAAGGGAGTAATATCAAAAAATTCTTCGTTATAATATAAAAACAAACCTTGTGAAGTTCCTATGGCTATATATTTTTCACCATTTATAGCAGCAAAAGAATGTTGTGCTCTTGCAACACCAGGTAAGGTATTATTAGAAGTTGTACGTTGTGACCAACCACCTATTTTTTCTGGTAGTCCATATCTAAATCTAACAAAATCACCATCTACCCATTGAGACTCACCTCCTGAGTCTGTGATCATTTTATTAAAACCGGGTTTAAAATTAAGTTTTTGCAGCATATTGTCATTCTACTTTATCAATTATCAAATTCCAAGATAAATTATTTAGCAATTCATCTACGTTAAAATCTTTTTTATCTTTAGATTTAACATATTCATTTAGTTCTTCAGTATCAAATATGATCCATTGATTAATAGCTTCAAAAACCATCTTATCAGATTTTGATTTAAAGTAACCTATTTTTTCAACCCTATTATTAG